AAACGATAATTTAACGGTTTGGCAACGATTAGGTCAAACTTTTGGACCTAACTCCCTATTAGGTCAAGATTATCCCCAATTTAAACTTGACAAAAAAGAATTGTTAAGGACAAAAGATAGGGGTGAATACGAGAGGGAAAAACTACAAGCACAACAGACTTTCTACTTAGCACAACAATGGGCTAAAGTAGAAAATAACTTATATTCTCAAGCGGTTTATTATGAACCATCAAGATTATCTTCCACATATGATTATGAATCAATGGAATATACTCCTGAAATTTCAGCGGCTTTAGATATATACGCAGAAGAATCCACAACGGTTAACGAGGATGGGTTTATGTTACAAATTTACTCAGAATCAAAAAGGATTAAATCTGTATTAGCGGATTTGTTTAATAACGTATTGGATATCAATACAAACCTACCAATGTGGACAAGAAATACTTGTAAATTTGGTGATAACTTTGTTTATCTTAAATTAGACCCTGAGAAGGGTATTGTAGGTTGTCAACAACTTCCAAATATTGAAATCGAAAGACATGAAGTTGGAATGGGAGATAAACATCCTGTTGATTTAGGTAAAACTGAAGCCAAAAAGGCGTTAACATTTGCTTGGAAAAATAAGGCAATGACATACCAATCTTGGGAAATTGCTCACTTCCGTTTATTAGGTGATGACAGAAAACTTCCTTACGGGACTTCGATGTTAGAAAAGGCGAGAAGAATTTGGAAACAATTATTGTTGTCTGAAGATGCTATGTTAATCTACAGAACATCAAGAGCACCTGAAAGAAGAGTATTCAAGGTATTCGTAGGTAATATGAATGATGAAGATGTTGAACCATATGTAAACAGGGTTGCCGATAAGTTTAAAAGACAACAAGTTGTTGATAAGAACACAGGTAATGTGGATATGAGGTTTAACCAAATGGCTGTAGACCAAGATTACTTTATACCTGTTCGTGACCCAGCAACTCCAAGTCCTATCGAGACTTTACCGGGGGCAACAAACCTATCAGAGATTGCCGATATCGAATATATTCAAAAGAAATTATTAACCGCACTCCGTGTTCCAAAAGCATTCTTAGGATTTGAGGAAGTGGTGGGAGATGGTAAAAACCTGTCATTACAAGATATCCGTTTTGCAAGAACTATTAACAGAATTCAAAAAAGTATGGTTCAAGAGTTGAATAAAATTGCAATTATTCACTTATTCTTGTTAGGATTTGAAGATGAATTATCCAACTTCACATTAGGTCTAACAAATCCATCTACTCAGGCAGATTTACTTAAAATTGATGTTTATAAAGAGAAGATTCTTCTTTATAAAGATTTGGTTGCTGACCCCGGAAATGGTATCCAAGCGGTATCGTCTACTTGGGCTAAAAAACATATCTTTGGATTCTCTGATGATGAAATTAGAACTGACTTATTACAACAAAGATTTGAAAGAGCAATCGGTGAAGAACTTAAGGCAACTCCTACTGTTATCACTAAGACAGGTTTATTCGATACAATCGATAAACTTTATGGTAATAATGCGAGTGGTGGAACAGCAACCGCAGGAGCGGCACCATCAGGAGGTGGGGAAGAATTTGGTGGTGAAATAGGTGGACCGCCACCGCCGCCACCACCCGGAGGAGGAGAAGCGGGAGGACCGACACCACCCGGAGGTGAAGTAACACCAGAATCAAAAATGGATAAGTTAAATATATTGGTTGAAAATAGATTAATTGAAGGGGCTGAAGTTTTAGTATTTGAAACCGGTATGGATTCTTTTGATGAAATGGATTTAGAATTGGATAAGTTATTAAATTCATAATATTTATATAAAAACAAATAAAATGACATTTGGACAAATTAAAACTATTATTGAAAATCAATTAATAGAATCATATACAGACGGAAAAGAATTTAAACAATCGTTAAAGGAATTTAAAGAAGATGTTTTAAATAATAAAAACATTTCAAAGTTATATTCCTTATATACCGATTTATCAACTCCTCAAGGATTATCTGAGCAAGACGCTTACGAGTTCATTAAAGAGGGGATTGATTTAATTCAAAAAACATTACCTAAAGTAAATCTGCCAAAAGGTAATATTAAAGAAAGTAAAAATAATTACAAATCAATAGATGAACTAGTATATGTTGACGGAAAAAGAATTGATTTGAATGATAGACTTCAAAACAAAAAAGAACTTGTTAAAATACTAACTCAACCAAAAAATCAAATTAAAGAATCTGTTAATATTCCTTTGAGTTCAATGGTTAAAGTTGCAAATCAAAGTTTAAAAAACTATATAGAAACTTTAGATGAGTCTTCCAAAAAAGAATTAATGGAAATTATTAATGAAGATACAAAATCACTAAAAATTAAGTTTGAGTCATTGAAAAAAGATGCCACAATTAAATTAAATAATTTAATTGAAAATGAGAGTGATTCTGACATCAAAAGTAAAATAAGTGAAACGGTTACTAAGGTTAACAATGAAAAATTTGACCAAGTTTCTTATTTGAAATTAAAACAATTGGTAGAATCTCTTTAAGATTTTCTTTTTTTCTCATTATACACCGCTTTTAAAATCTCAGTTCTTCTTTTAACTGATTTTTTAGTATATTCCTTTCTACCCGTTAAAATCTGATTTTGTTTAGTTTTAATAACTTTAGATTTTAACGTTTTTAATGCCTTTTCGATATTTTCGTTTTGTTTTATTGGGACTATTATCATATACATCTAAATATAGAGCAGATTTTGATATTAAATATATTTTTGTTATTTTTATAAAAAAATAAACGTTTTTAATATAGAAATTAATGAAAAAAGGTAAAAGTGTAAAATTAAACCTATCAAATTCTTTTAAATCGGTTTATGGGACCGTTGATTCTAAAAATCTAAAATCCATATACATAAACATACAATCTTGGGTTGACCCCAAAATTGATTCAGATAATTGGAATAGAATTGTTTGTAATTTTAGTCGGGAACTTAAACATACCGTATTCGATTCAATTGATACTTCTATTTTCAATCAAAAAACAATAGTCGATTTAGACTTAAGAACAAGTGGAATAAATTATGGGAAAAAATCATTTTTAAACTTGGAGATTAATTTATTCGCCGAAAAAGAACTTGATTTTAAATCAAATAGTATAAAAAATTCTATAAAAAAATTAATTAATAATATAGAATATTCAAATATTAAACCAAACAGATACTTCAATTTCACATTAACTAAAAAATAACCACAATATCATAATATTTATGTTAAAGTATATTAATGAAACAATTAAGATTATTAGAAGCACATGAAGTTGGTTTTGGTATTTTAGTAGAAACTGACGCCGGATATATCTCACCAAAGGATGAGTTTAATGCCAAAATTTTACAAGAACAAAAAAGTATGGATTATAGAAATCCGTTTGAATTTTATGCGGTTCTTCAAAAATACAATACACCAAATAGAAATGGTAGATTTTACCCTGAAAAAATTCTTAAAAGAGAAGCCGACAAATATAAACAAACAATTGCCAAAGGTTTATCTACATCTGAATTAAATCACCCCGAATCATCTTTAATTGATTTGGATAGGGTATCTCATATCATCACAGATATTTGGTGGGATAAAAACATCCTTATGGGTAAACTTAAATTGTTAACATCTCCCGGATTTCACGAAAGAGGTGTGGTATCAACAAAAGGTGATATTGCGGCAAACCTTATGAGACAAGGAGTTACATTAGGAATTTCTTCAAGAGGTGTAGGTTCATTAAAAAAAGTAGGTGAAAAGAATGAAGTTCAAGACGATTTTGAATTAATTTGTTTTGATTTAGTTTCTTCTCCGTCAACACCAGGGGCTTATCTATTCTCGAACGAGGGAGATAGAGATAAGTATGAAGAAAACTTAGAAGAAGAAAAAAAGTTAAAATCTGGAGGAAATATTGATGCGTCTATTGATTTAATGAAAAAATTATCCGATTATTTGGGAAAATAATAAATTATGGAAGAAAAGTATTTTGTAGCAAAAATTCAGTATGATTTACCGGATGAACAAACAGGTAAGATTAAAAAAATTAGAGAAGAGAAGTTAGTTAACGGTTATTCCGTAACTGATGTTGAAGCCAAAGTAACTAAAAAATATGAAGGTTTCACACATGATTGGAGAATAACTTCAGTTTCTGAAAGTAAAATTGATGAAGTTATTAGTTAACAATAACTTAGATTTTTAAGAGTGGTCTTTTGACCACTTTTTTTTTGCACATAATGGAGATATTTATAATACAGAGAAAAAATAAAATTTTTATGGTTTTAACCCATGAAAATTAAACTTTTTTCAATATTGGTAATATTTATAGATTAAAATAAATAAACTTTTTTATGCAAGAAAAAAAATCATTAGTTGAAGAAGCTTTAATTCAAATGAAACAAGTTGAAGAAGCTATCTCAGAAAATGCAAAAGGAATACTTGCTTCTACAATGAAGGAAGAAATCAATCAATTAGTAAAAGAGTCCCTTTCTGAACAAGATGATGAAGAAGAGGACAAAACCGATGTAGACATGGATACAGATGTTAACACAGATGTTGATATGGATACTGATAATGAAGATGACGTTGATATGGACATGGATATGGATGTAGATGATACTGATATGTCTATGGATATTGGAACTGATTCGGACGAAACTCCAATCGATTTAACTCACGCATCAGACGAAGAAATTCTTAAAGTCTTTAAAGCAATGGGAGAAGATGATGGTATTATTGTTAAAAAAGATGGTACTAATGTATCATTAAAAGATGATA